CCAAGAAGTGTTATCAGTATCTGAGTACATCTATTAAACCCCGATTCTTGGTGCTTGTCTATGTAGGTAAGCGTAAGATGCAGAAATATTACCTACATTAGAAAGGAAGTCCACGTTCACTCCCAATCTATTTACTTTTCGAGTTGATTGTCCCAAACCGTGCAATCCGTATTTCTTAGCACTAAACAGTTCAGCAACTCCTTCGTCAATTTTAGCTAGATCTTCTTTACAGACTATGGCAAAGAAGTCGTCTCCTCCCACAAACATACTATACCTGTTTTATGAGATTCCTTTCTTATGGAATAAGTATTAGTAATAAAGTGATACCCTTAATGTATTCCCGAAAGTGGTCCTGGTTGGATGACCAGAAGTAACTGTACCCCACAGTTTTGCTTAGAACAATTTCCTTCTCTATTTCCCTATGTTTACATAGTAATTCAATATTGTTTCTAAGTTTGTTATTGATAATAACACTTCATCATATAATCCTTGGGGTAAATCTAGCATTGGATATATATGTGGTAAAAGTTCTCTGATTAAGTAGTTATCTACGCATTCTATTAATTCTGCATGTTAATTAGAATCATGTGACGAAAAATCTGATGATATGCACGTAATCTCTCCTTCATTCTCAACTTTCCGTGCTTCGTTATATATTCGGTCTTAAAGTTACTCATGTGGGAGATAACTTGCATAGCTTGGAAATGCCTTCTTCAAACAAGCTAATAATATAAAATTAACGTGATTGCACACACCTAATAACTCGCTACTAGGGTTGCATATGTTTCGTGGTCTATTAGATAGACCGAGTACATCCTCTCGTGCACTCTTAATGAACCATTCCCCGGATTTGGGAAAACATTTCATTTCACGCTCAATCCTCATTCTGGATATGGCGGAAGCCCTTCCTTATACATATGAACTTGCTTTCTTCTTGTCCACTTTTGCTATTTTTGCAATATAAGCATCAAATGTATATTATTAACGGTCTAATTTATCTAGGGCTTTCTTGAACTTAGCTACTAGGTCGACATCACTACCTTGGACGAATTTCTTGAAATCTTCAACGACTGTGGGTTCTGCGTGAAGATTACTGCCTCCCTATCTCATTACGATAGCGCAAATTGCATTCATTGGGCAGTTGCCATAAGTGGCAAAGGATAGCTCTGAAGGTAGGTTTTTGAGCTTATTGGTAACTATCCTTTTTGGAGCATTCTTAGCACATGTGCATAATGATGAATATTTTTCCAAAATTTACTTAGCTGTTAGGACTCCTATTGGTCTTCTAGTATGGACATCATAAAATCTCATCTCTCTCAAAACTTTTTGATTGGTCTATGAGAGATCGTAACACTCCTCTTCGATTTTATGGAAGAATTGGCTCTTAGTCTTTGTTCCAAGTGCTCCAACGCCTTCTCCTTCATCCTCTAATTTGCCTTCTATTTCTTTTGGCTTGAACAATTTAACATCGAACTTAATGGTCTTAATATAATCTATGAAATCTATAGCGTATCTCTTTGAGAGTTGGGCTAGGATCAGAGCCATTCGGATGGCCTCTGTAGATAAGTCTTAAGCTGCGTTAATGAATCTTCTCTTATATGTTTCTTCAAATTCGCGTTCCCCTTCTAATAACAAATCAGCTAGGTATAAGCTGTTGTCATCACTGCCGATAAGGAGGTTGATGAGCCCTGAGGCTATCTTGAAAGTTCTGGTCTTTGCAATTTTATTGTTCATGATCTTGGCTAAGTTTTGTACAACGCTTTCGTTGTATTATGGGACAGGAAGTAAGTGGATAACGTACCTAGAAGAAAATTGCAACTTCTTATACCACTATGGTGTTGCGGCTGTGTATTTGCCGATAGTATCTATTGATTTTTATTTTTCAAAATAAAGTGAGAATAAACAAGCTTTAACGGCATCTCTATGCTCGTTATAAATGTCATTACAGATAGACAACTTGGTGTCGAGTTTGGCATATTTGTTGAAGAACTCAATATATCTGTTTTCTATGGAAGTGACATTAGATGGTATTAAGCTTAAACCGTTTGAGACTTAATACATCTTTTCTTTAGTTGAGAGATCAAAATGACCGAGTTCGTTATATCTTCTCAACTTAAATGGCTTAACATGAGGATCTCTGACAGACACATCGCTCAAGATTAACCAGGCTTCAAATCCTATCTAAACCTTATGGACAGGATGATCCAATTGCACGGAGTAGTCAATTGGGAAAAATGATTCTGGTAAAGTGTATAGTTATGAAGAAGTATTAATCTTTACCATGTTAGTGCCGCTTTTAATAAACCCTATCTCTGAGATGATGGCGGTCTTTCCATCTCTTAAATCACCGAGAGTCACTGATCCGTGATATCTCCTAGCCAAATCCATTAATCTATGGATGTCTCCTTTGGCTTCTTTTATTTCCTCTGGTAAGGTTAGAGGTTGTCTGTCATCTTGGTCGTCCCCGCTTGTTGGGTCGTTGTATTGTTATTTTGGTTGAGCCTTCTTACCATTAATTTTATCTAACTCTTCTTACAATTTCTCACCCTGCTCAACATTTTTCTTGTATTTTTCTAAGTTTGCCTTCATTCTAGCGGTTTCATCAGCTGGATGACCCCCTTTTTCTAAGATTTGCTCAATTCTCTTAACTAGATTTTTGTTGACATCTTATTTTCTTAATATCTCACTTTCATCCTATTTGATCTTTTTCTTAATTTAGTTCTATCTTTCTATTTCCTTTAACTTCAATGCTTCTTCAGATATGTAAGCATGAAAACCACCATTAGTCTATTGCAAGATATAGATATCTGCGTTGTCTTCAGTATTTTATGAAATAACAACTCCAATCTAAGATAAAAACTCCTTTAAAACTACAAACTCTTAACACTCTTTCCTGTAGTTAAATGGATTTTCTATTCTTAAATCAAATCTGTTAAATAATAATGTACCAAAGTTAAGTTATTCCCAAAATGTTCTCTCATCCAAGCTTGAAATATTTTTGATCATTTTAGTTGGGTAAACTGTGGTTCCTTTCTGTCCTGGAGTCTTGACAGTTGTAAATGGATTCTCTTTAAAGGATTGGTAAAGAGTGGTGGATAAAGCTGCAGCACCGGCAAGTGCATTTTCTAAGTTATCTTTGTTGTCGTCGAATAAAGCGTCGATAACTTTTATGGCTTCATAAGGATGATCATGGGT